CCGCCACCGCCACTCCCGCCTGCGCCACCGCCAGAAAAAGCGCTGATCAGCGCATTCTCGATCGGCTTGAAGGCCAGATCAATCAGCCGGTTGGCGAGGTTGCCCGCGATACCTGCAATGGCACTGGCGAATGTCTGCCAGCTGAACTCGCCAGCCTTCAGGGCGTCCTTGATGGGTCCGGTGATATCCTGCGCGAGGCCTTGTGCAATCTCGCGCGAGCGGTCTTGCGCCGCGCGCACCGCGTCCGTGGTCGCCTCCCAGGCGGTGCGCGCGGTATCGGCGCCCTCGCGCAGCGCGTCACCAGCGCTCCGACCGGCTCCGCCCGCGCCACCTGCTGCCTCTTCTGTCGCCTCCAGCGTCTCTTCCAGCGCTGCGGCAGCCCCGCGCGCGCCATTCAGCCCGGCCTCCGCCGCCATCCCGCTCGCCGTGACCGCCTCCCGAAGTGCCGCAACCGACTGGAGCGGAGCCGTCGCGGCACCGACAACACCGGCCATCATCTCGCGCAGCGCCGCTGCCTGCGTGCGGGCATCGGATGCGTATTGATTGAGGCCGAGATCGGGCGGCGAAATCGGATCGGAGTTGAAGGCGGCCGCGAACGCGTCGCGTGCCTGGGTGCCTGCCTCTGCTGCGGAGCCTTCAAACGGGTTGTCGATCCGGCCTAGCTCCAGATTGCCGATCAGCGACACCCGGCGCTCCACGCCCAGCGCCTCGAGCCCCGTGTTGATCCCCTCCAGAAACCCGTTGATGCGCTCACCGACACCGTTGAGCATCGCCTCAACGCCCGCGATCAGCGCATTGGCCGCCTGGAATGCGAAATCCCCGATCGTGCCCGGCAGCGCGCCCCAAAGCACCTTGATCGCCTCAAACGCGCCTTGGAATGTGTTGAGCACGGCATTGCCAAAGCCGACCACGGCCGTGAGTGAGGTCTGCAGTGCTTCGGCAATGGCGGCTTTGATCTCGGACCAGCTGGCGATGATCCGCAGACCCATGGCAAGCGTGCCCAGTGCCATGCGCTCGGAGACCTCGCGCGCAAGATCGCCCAGCAGCGACAACGCGTTGCCAAAGCCGCCCGCACCGCGCACGAGGCGACTAAACCAGTGGACCAGTTCTCCCGCGCCAACGATCAAGGCGATAAAGGGCAGGCGCAGCAGTGCCCCGCGCAGGATCACCAGCGCCATGGCGAGACCCCGGACCGAAACAGCTGCCGCGATCTTGGCGGCCACGAACTGGCCCGCCATCAGGGCTGCGATACCGGTCGCGTAAGCCGTCAGTCGTCCGAGGTTCTCGAACAGTGTGCGGATCGCAATCCCCAGCGGCCCTGTGGTGCGCGCAACAGCAGCCATTGCACCAGCCACGGCCTCGAGCGCAGGCGCCGCAGCCACTGCCAGCTGATTTGACAGCCCTCGCCAGATCAGACCCAGCCGCGAGATCGCGTCATTGGTCCGCTCGATCTGCGCGGCATCCTGATCGGAGACCACCACCCCGAAGTCGCGCACATCTTGCGTGGCTTGGCGCAGCGTGGCCGTATCAATGCGGGTGAACACCAGACCAGCACGATCACCAAACAGCTGCGAGGCTACCGCGGCGCGCTCGGCTTCGGGCACGAACTCTGCCAGTCGCTCTTGAATAAGCGCGATACGCTGATCGAGCGGCAGCGCTTGCAACTCGGCCGCCGACAGGCGCAGTCGGTCAAGCGCATCCGCAGCAGGCCCGGTGCCCGCAGCGGCCTGGCTCAGCCGCCGCGTCAGCTGCATGGTGGCCTGTTCGATCTGCCCCATCGACACGCCCGCCAGATCGCCCGCGCGCTCCAGAACCTGAATGCTCTCGACCGTGGTGTCGAGCGAGGCGGCCAGCTTGGCTTGCGCATCAACTGTCTGGAGCCCTGAGCGGATCATCGCAGTCGCTGCGACCGCGATTGCGGCGGCGGCAGCAGCCATCGCCACGCGGGCGCGCCGCGCAAAGGCAGCCAGCCGGGCATTCGCGCTCTCCATCTCGCGCGACAGCCGCCCAAACCCGCGCGCGCCTGCATCGCCGACACCCACCAGCTCGGCCTGCACCTGTCGCCCGCCGCTGGCGGACAGCCGCACGCTGACGCGTTTCTCAGTCATCCCGGCTCTCCGTCTGTTCGTTGAGTTTGCGCACCATCACGGCTTCAATGACCGGGAGGAGTTCCACAGCCGCGCGCGGATCGATGCCCAGTGCATCCGCCACGGCCAGTGCCGCGCTCATGTCCCAGCCCAGCACGAGACCACCCATCGCACCCGGCATTGCGCGGATCTGACCACCCAGCCGCCCGGCCAGGTCCCAGACCTGCCAGCCGTCCAGCGTGCATGGGGCGTTCAGGATTTGCGGGCAGTCCTGGCAGTTTTGCGTGCACGCTGCACAGTAGCCTGCGCCCCCGCCGTAGACCCAGTCGGCAAGGGCGCGGAGACGTTTTTTTCCGCTTCCAGCTCCAGACCCTTCGCAACATACCCCATCTGGAAACGCTCGAAGATCGGCCAGATGTCGAGCAGTGCGGTGATCCCCTCGGAGCTGATCGGCATTGGAGTGTCCTCGGCATCGCCGACACCTTCCCAATCGAGGATGGCACGTTCAGCCAGCGCCTTGCCGAAGATCACGGCGATCTCGTCATCGCTGGTGCCCTCAGGCAGGCCGCGCACGGCCGGGTCGCTGCGCGCCGCCACCATCAACGCGGTGGTCAGCGGTTCGACCCGGACGCGCACGCCAAGGCAAAGAGCGAGCCAGTAGGGCTCGCGGGCAAGGTTCAGGCGCAGCATGGATCAATACTCCTCAATGCCGTTGATCAGAGTGACGGTGCACATCCGGCCCAGCGTGCTGTCGCGCGCGGCCTGCCAGTCGAAGGTCGCCTGCACGCCCTGCGGCCCAGAGATCTCGATGCGCGGGCGCGGCAGATAGACGGCATGGGCGGTCAGCGTCAGGCTCTCGCCTGAGGGCAGCACGTAAGCAAACTCAAGCGCGCAGGGATCGCCGTTGATCGCCTGGTTCACCAGCACCTGATCGGCAAACCGCACCTCGACCCGGCCGGTCAGTGCCGCGATGGACGGGTCCGCCCCATCGATGCGCCCGTCGGAGCGGATGGTCTCCACCCGATCAAGCGTATTGGCATAGGTGATCTCGGCCGAGACGATGTTGCCGAGTGCCGTACCGTTGCGCGTGATCGATCCGTTGAAATGCCCGAACCGCTGCAAACCGAGATCGGCGAGCGTGCCCGCAGCGGATGCGGCAGTGATGTTCTCACCCTGCGCCACAACACTGGCGGTCGCGGTCAGCAGACCTGAGCGCTGCATCTGCCAGCTGAGCGTATCGAGCACGCAGCCTGAGTACATTGCAAATCGCGGGATCTCCGGCATGCCGGTCTCGATCGACAGCGACGGCAGTGTCCAACCACCAGAGCGGAACTCATGGGTGTAGGGTCCAACGCCGGTGGTGACCGGATCACCAAAGGCCGCCTTCAGCCAGAAGCCGAACGCCTCCGCATCAATCGGCACGACAACGTTGCCGTCCGCCGTCACCGCATCCTTGATCGGCGGCAGCGGGTCGCGGCCGTAGCCGAGCAACTCGCTGTTCAGGAGCGGCTGTTCCGATCCCAACGATGTGCTGGCAAAGGGCATCTTGGTGAAGCCGCCCACCGGCGGCGTTCCATAGGTCGTCTCGAACGCAAGCGCCATCTGCGCCCGCGCCCCTTGGGCTCGTGCCATTGTTGGTTCTCCTGTATGTGTTGGACGATGAGTCCCGGCAGGGGCCGAAACTCAAAAAGGCAGACTTGAATGACGGACCAAAAGTATCCCGCCGCAGGCTCCGGTGGCCGCTCCCATCTTGGTGCAGGGTCTCGCATCACGGGCGAGTTGTATTTTCCTGGCACTGTCGAATTTCCCGGTTACGTCAAAGGTCGCGTGGAAGCCTCCACGATCGTCGTCGAGGACGCAGCGGAACGTGTCAACGACTTTGAGACAGTGGCTCTTGGACTTTAAGCTTAATTTCCTTCGGTTGGCTTTGGTGGGTTGATCCAGACGGCTGTCTGGATTTTCGGTGGTTGCGGCGGTTTGTGGACGAA